CGTGATGAAGGTCACGGGGCCCTCGTCCTTGGTGATCGGGATCAGCATGGAGCGGCAGTTGAAGTGGTTCGAGGGCGTCAGCGCGTTGGTGTCCTCGGTGTCCGGCCGAAGGACCTTCCCGTCCAGGAAGTCGCATACCTCGGTCTGGCGCCCGTCGATGATCGCGCTGTAGAGGAAGCCGATCACGAAGCCCGAGTCCACCTCCTCGTCCACGCCGTCCTTCAGGCCCTCGTTGTAGGCCTCGTTCACGTTGGTCCGGAGGATGGTCTCCAGCCGGTAAGGCTGGGCCTGCTCCTCCTTGCCCGGGGCGATCGCCGTGGGGTCGCCCAGGTACTCGTCGAATAGCTCTTTGAGCTCCCGGATGACGTCGGTGCTCGGCGTGCCGTTCTTGATCCCGTTGTAGAGGACGTTCCGCGCGCCGTTCAGCAGCCGGTCCTTGAGCACGCCCGTGATGTAGAAGGCCTTCTGCTCAAAGAACGCCAGGGCCTTCTCCGGGGGCAGCCCGGGCACCAGGCGGATCTGGAGACGCTTCTCCTGGAGCATCCGCCGGACCTCCCGGCTCCCCAGGCGGTAGCCTTCCCCCAGGATCTCCCGGGCCACGCGCTGCAGCTCCCCCTTGAACTTCAGGTCGAGGTTCCGCACCCAGGTGGGCGTGAGCTCCCCCGCCTCGAGGCGCTTGCCCACCACGCCCAGGAGGGCCTCCCGCATCCGCTCGAGGACCTCCATCAGCCGGGCCTTGCCCTCCGCCTGGAGCGCGTCCTGCCCCTGCTCCACCCGGGCGAAGTCGACCTTCGCCTCGTAAGCGGTGGGCTCCCGGGTGCGGGCGTAGATCTCTTTCTTCAGCGGTACCTTTCCCCCACCCTTCGGCTTGAGCAGAATGACCCACTCGTCCTTTCCCGCCGCTTGGCTCACAAAGACGGCATCATGCCCCTGCTCCAGCAGCACGTCCGTCAGGGCCTGCGGGAGCTCCCCGCTCTCCAGCTTCTTGCCCCAGTTCTTGTCCGTCGTCCCCGATCGCCGGACCGCCTCCTTGTTCGCGGCGAGCCACGGCGAATCCCCGTCCGCGTGGGGCTTCATGAGGTCAGCGTGCTCGAGCAGCATGTACAGGGGCTCGTTCTTGATGAGCAGTGGGTTCTTCGGCATCGGGAAGCTGAACGACTCGGCGTCACCGAACTCCGCCGCGAGCGTTTTGTCCCGCGCGAGGTAGGGACCAATCCCCTCCGTCGCTGCGGACTTGTCGCCCTTCCCCTCGCCGCCGCCAGCCCGATAGCCGATGATGTCGCCCTTACCGCTCTGTGTTGCGCCCCAGTTGCCAAACGCGCTGTCGATCTCGGCCTTCGGCGTCTTCGGGAACTTCGCCTTGAGAGCAGCACCTTCCGCCCCTGTCTCGCTCCATTGCCCCTCGGGATCCCGGGGCTGGGTCGGGTCGTAGTGCTTGGCCGGCACCTGGCACGCCCGGAGGTACGGGGAGCGGTAGTGCCGCATCAGCGCGTCGAGGAAGGCCTCCGGGTCCTTGCTGGCCCGGTAGGTCCGGGGCTCGCCTCCCGCGTCGGGGACGGTGATCTCCTCGTCCAGGATCCCCTCGAGCAGGGGCTGGTCCTTCGGGTCCGCCACCAGGACCCCGCCCGTGATCCGGAGCCGGCCCACCTCGACCTCGGACCCGTCGTCCTCGTCGAGCGTGCAGATGGCCACCTCGCGCTTCGCCATGCTAGAGCCCCTTCACGATCTCCTCGTACCGCTCGCGGGCCGCCTTGATGGCCGACTTCTCCAGGTCCACCTGCTTCATCGCCTTCTCGATCTGGGGCCACTTACCCTTCCAGGCCTTGCGAGCCTGGACCACCGCGGGCGCATTCTTCCACTCACGCTCCATCCCCCCCATGGGGGGCATGAACCTGTTTGAGGCTTCCGCCTCAAGTCGGTCGTTGCGGAAGCCGCTGTAGCTGGTGGGGAATGTGAGGCCGTGGTCGATCAGGGCCAGCTTGCCGTTCTTCCGGACGAGCCAGTTCCCGGCGTGGCGATCCGTGTTGCCGGTCAGCCAGTCGAACACCGCCGCGCGCGCGAGGTCCCGGTCGCCGTCGAAGGCCTTGTCGGGCTGCCTGCCCTTCCCCCCCAGCGGGAGGTAGACCGCCGCCGGCTTCGCGCCCTTGACGAAGAGCTGCACCGAGCCGATCCGGCCACCGATGCTCCGGATCACGGTCGACGGGACCAGGTCGTCTAGGCCACCGATCTCCGCGACGGCCGCCGCCGCCCGCTCCCGGAGGTAGTGCGTCCCGTCCGGGATCTGCGAGCGGATTCCCGGGGCCTCCCCATCCTGGGGCTTGAAGACCGCCTTGGTGCCGCCCTTGAGGTTGACGATCGTGGACTCGCTCACGCCGCCGCCCAGGACCTTCTCGCTTTTCACCTCGCGCCCGATCAGCTTCTCCTTGATCACCGGCGAGGAGATCCGCTCACTGGGGCCCTTCGGCTCCCGCGCCGCCGAGGGCCCGACATCGCCTGGCTCTGGCTCCTTCTCCTTCGTCCCGGCCGCCCCGGCGCCGGCGGCGCCGGTCTCGCTCCACTTCCCGTCGTCGGCCCTAGGCTGGGAGGGGTCGAAGTAGAGCATGCTCCGGACCCGGCGGACGAAGCGACCGTGGGCGGGGGGCGCCAGGGTGGCCTTGGCCACCGCCTTGGGCTTCCCGTTCTTCTCGGCCGCGGCCGCGCCGGCAGCGCCCTCCCCCTTCCCCCCCTCGTCGTCGTCCTCCTCGTCCTCCTCGTCCTCCTCCGGCCCCCCGGGCCCGGGCAGCTGGGGCAGCATGGCCTCCAGGCGGTCGCGCTCGGCCTGGATCTCCTTCTCGGTCCGCTCCGGGAAGTCCGTCATCTCCCGAATGTGGATCTCGTCCTGGGGGGTCGTGTCCACCACGCCGGCGGTCACGGCCTGGATCCAGATGTTGAACAGCCGCTGCTCGTCCTCCTCCTGGAGGGGCTTGAACTCGAAGATCGGCAGGGGCCGCGGGCCGTAGTTGGCGTGGACCAGGCGGCGGATCAGTTGCTGCTGGACGACCTGGCGGGCGACGTCGTTTTGGATGTCCTGGACCACGATGAGCAGCACGTCGAAGTGCTTCCGCGCCTGGGCGTAGGTCCCGACGTCGGGCTGGGCGGTCACCCCCAGCTGGGAGGGCATGAGGATGGCCCGCGCGATCCCCGTGTCGGCGGCCTTGATCAGCTTCTCCAGGACGTCCGCCCCCCGGCCCACCGCTTCTTGCAGCTTCACCGTGAAGGCGTCCGACATGGTCATGCTCGTGTTGGCCTGGATGTTGGCGAGCATGGTCCGGAACGCCACGATGTCCTCGTTCTTCGGCCACCCCGCCGGGTAGGTCCCCGTGGCGATCGGGATGGCGAACCGCTCGGCGTAGATCGCGCTCCACTTGATCAGGTTGTCCTTCAGCCACCACCACTCGTAGGTCTCCCGGAGATCGCTCTGCCCGTACCAGTTGCCGAACTCCCGCCGGTAGCCCCAGTGGAGGAACTTCTCGATCGGGTACTTGTTCTCGTCCTGGCAGATGCCGTTCGGGAGGAGGTTGTCGTGGGCGTCCACGTCGAACCAGAAGCGGTGGGGCTTGCGGGGCTTCAGGGTCCGGAGCCCCCACCAGCCGGCGTAGGGGGCCTCCTCGATCGTCTGCCAGATGATCTCCGTGATCGAGAAGCCGTAGTCCAGGGCCGTGAGGATCTGCTGGAGGTGGTCGTCCAGGTTGCCGTAGAGCGGCTCCATGTGCTCGAAGACGTACTGGATGAACTCGACGACCTCCTCCCCCCCGGGGTCCTCGGACGCCGGCGTGAGCTCCCAGCCTGGGGAGAGGACGGCGCCCTTCTTCAGCGCCATGGCCCCCTTGACCGCGTCGTCCCGGCGGATCTTGTCGTACCAGCGCATGCCCCGGCGGGTGATCAGCTCGTCCGGGTTCCACCGGGTCGGCATCCACCGCCCGAGGAATCCCGAGTCGTTCCCGGAGATCTCCCCGCGCTGTGGGAGGGCCTCCGCGGTCTTGGGCCGCTCGTTGCGCCCCGCCATGGCCCGCACGAACTCGCCGATCATGCGCTCCCCTCTACTGGCGAATCACGCACTTGTCATCCGTGCGGCCCATGGTGCGCCCCGCGCGCCCCGACCCCCTCCGGCGCGTAGCCGCGCGGGATCTTCGCCCGCAGCGACCAGGCCAGGGCGCAGGCGACCACGGAGTCCGGCGGGTGCCCGTCCCCGTAGAGGTCCTTGTTCGCGCAGTAGCGGTGCTCCTTGTACATGAAGGCGATCCGCGGGGCCCGGAGCTTGTGGTTCTCCACGGCCGCCACGTACTCCGTGAAGAGGTCCTGCCGCCCCCGCCCGACCATGAGGACGTCCTGGGCCAGGATCTCCTTCTCCCGGAGCAGGTCCGCCACCACGTTCCCCCCGCCCGTGGCGTCGTGGGCCACCACCCCGGGGAAGCGCTGCGCGCGGATCCCGAGGCGGCCGACCATGTAGGGCCAGGCCAGCCGGTGCATTCGCTCGAAGGCCACCAGCTGCCAGGGCTCGACGTCCGCCCGGAAGGTGGCTATCGCCGTCCAGTGCTGCTCCTTGGCCCAGTCCGCCCCGGTGGCGTAAATGGCCAGGGGATCCGGGGGCGCGAACTCGCAGTACTCCCCGTCCCTGCCGTCCATCTCCCCCAGGGCCGGGTCGCAGTAGGCCTCCACCAGCTCGGTCAGGAAGGCCCGCCCCTCGGCCGTCGGCTCCTGGAGCTCGTACTCCGTGTCCCACATGCCCGCGGGCACGTCCCCCTTGACCCGGTCGATCTCCGTCATCGGCAGGTACCCGTGAGGCTCGACTGTCTCCCGCCAGCACCACTCGTAGAGCGGCCAGCCCTTGTCGGCCACCCGCTTCAGGACGTTGGTCATCGTGCCGTCCGGGTACTGGTGGGTGGAGCTCAGGACGGTCTGGGCCGGCACCCCAGGCGCGCTCATCGGCTGCCCCAGGGCGGCGTCCAGGATCCGCAGGTCCATCTCGTCCACCTCGTCCATCCGCAGGCGCTGGGGGTGGGGGCCCCGGGCGGACTTGGTGGACGCCATCAGGGCGGTTGTGCTCCCGCCGTTCCGGAGCCGGGTCTGCTGGGTGGTCGGCTCCGTCAGGAGCATGTCCACCGGGGCGCCCGGCCACTCCCACCGCTTCCCGTTCTCCTCGAGGACGCGCTTGCTCTGGACGCCCGAGCCCCCCAGCACGGTCACCACCGCCCCCAGGCCGATGTTCTCCGTCAGGGCCAGGGCCCCGAGCAGGGTCGTCTTGCCCCCGAAGCCCCGGGAGGCCTTCCAGACCGCCGTGGAGGTCCGGGCGAAGTAGGCGTCCGCGAAGGCGTCGAAGGGCGCCCGGTGGCCGGGGCAGACCCGCCGCCGGGGGATCCGCAGGCCCAGGAGGGTGTAGACGTACTCCCACAGCTCGTCCGGATCCTGGGGCGGCCGGGCGATCATATAGGTCATGGCGCATTGCCGCCCCCAGGGCCCTTGCCGTCCCCTCCATGCCCGTCCCCGCCGGCGACCGCGACCGCCGCCTCCCGCGCCTTCTGCAGCCCGGCCATGTACTTGTCCTTCGGCCCGTCCACCACCACGATCATCCCCGCGTGCTTATGGGGGATCGGCCCGCCCCCGGGCCCGGCGTGCTCATGGCGGTAGCGGTACTTCTCGGGCAGGTGCGCGTTCAGCTGCGCCTGGAGGAGCATGTCCGAGTACCGCCGGACGACCAGCTGGCGCCGCACGCCCGTGGTCGGGTCGACCTCGTACTGGAACGCCCCCTGGTAGACGACGGGCTCCTCGACCCCGACGATCGCCCGCCGGCGGGCCTCCTGCTCGAGGAGGTCGACGGCGTCCGCCTGGGCCTCCTTGAAGGCCTCGGCGTAGGCCTGGTCGGCCTGGAGCCAGTTGTAGTGGGTCGTCTTGTCGATCCCGGCGAGCTTGGCCGCGCCGGAGACGGTGGCCACGTTCCGGAAGGCGCCGAGGAACGCTTCTTTTTTGAGGCGTTGAACCGCCGCGAGCATCGCGCCCTGGTCCGGGGTATCCGGCCGCCGCGGCTTGCGCTTCCGCTTCGCCGCCACCCTAGCCCTCCACCTTCGGCTCGAGGCCCATCTGGGCCAGCCGCTCCAGCGTGGCCGCCACGTACTTCGGCTCGATGTCGATCGCGCACCCTGCCCGGCTGGTCTGCTCCGCCGCCACCAAGGTGGCCCCGGATCCGGCGAAGGGATCCAGAATCACCTCCCCGGGCTGGCTGCTGTTCCGGATCGCCCGGCGGGCGAGCTCGGCGGGCTTCTGGGTCGGGTGGTCCGGCTGGCTGTCCCGGGAGACCTCCCAGAGGGTCCCGGGAGGCTCCCCCCCGGTCCCCAGCAGGAGCACGGCGCTCTGGCCCTTGGCCACGTGGACGCGCCGGATCCGCCGGCCCTTCGGGGGGCGCTCGGTCAGGTACAGGGTCCCCCCCTCCCCGTCCGTCAGGACCACCCCGGGGCCGACCAGGACGGCCAGCTGGTCCCCCATGGTGGCGGCCGCGCGCCACACCGTCCCCTCGTCCCGCCCCCCGTAGAACGCCGGGCTCTGGCCCGCCTTGCAGGCGTAGAAGCAGGGCTCGTGCGCCCACCTGTAGTCCCCCCAGCCCAGCACGATCGAGGGCTTGGCCCAGATCAGGGTCTGGCGCTTCTCCAGGCCGGCGGCCGTGAGCGCCCGGGAGTAGTCCTCCTCGCTGGCGGTGGCGTGCCAGACGTAGAAGGCCGCGCTCTCCTGGGCGAAGGCGGCCGCCTGCCGCAGGACCCGGGCGATCAGGTCCGCCAGGGCATCCCCCCGCAGCTCGTCCCCGATCATCGGCGCATGCCGGCCGGAGCGGGCCTCGTAACTCACGCCGTAGGGCGGGTCGGTGAAGACCAGGGCCGCCAGGCGGCCCCGCAGGACGCGCGGGTACGCCGCCGGGTCGGTGGCATCGCCGCAGTAGATCCGCTGGCCGCCAGCCGTCCACACCTGCCCGAGCACCACCCCCCACTTCTCCTGCCAAAGGGCGGCGCGTTCGGTCTGGGGACCCGGATCCGCGGTGGTCGTCTCCCGGCCCTGGGCCTCGAGGCGCTTGAACATGTCGTCCAGGTCCTTCGTGCTGAACCCGGTCCCGTCCAGGGCCCCGAAGCTCCCGAGATCCTTCAGGGCCTCGGCCAGGCGGGCCTCGTCGAAGCCGCCCAGGATCACGGTCTGGTTGTCCGCGATCAGGTAGGCCTCCGCCTCCCGGGGATCCCGGAACCGGAGCCCCCGGACCACCGGGACGAACCAGCGCCCGTCCCGCACCTCGATCCGGGCGGGCGGGGGGGCGCCGGCGGCCTGGTCCTCGAGCAGGGCATCGAGCCGGCCGTGCCCGGCGACGATCCGCTTGGTCCCCTCGTCCACCAGGATCGGGGCCACGAAGCCGAACCGGGAGAGGCTCGCGCGGAGGGCGGGGAGGTCGTGGTCCTTGGGGTTCCGGGGCCAGCGCTTCAGGCGGGCGAGGTCGACGAGCTCCACGCGGAGGGCATCGCCGCGGGTGGGGGACCGCTTGGTGGCTGCGCTCGGCATGCGCCTCCCGGGCAAAGCAAAGGGCCGGCCGGTGGTCGTTCCCACGCGGCCGGCCCACGGTCTGCCCGGGCAAGCGGGCAGGGGAGGCGGGGGTTACGCGCTCGTCCTTGTCCGGTTACACCGAATTCACAAGGGTGTCAAGGACCTTTTGGGGATCGAGGGTCCCCGGGGTCTCGCTCAGGAGCAGAAACAGCCGGTCCCGCTGCTTCTGGAACTCCGACGCCCGCCACCGCTGGAGGGCGTGGCCCATCCAGTCGTTCTTCTTGGCGCGTTCGCTCGAGCGGCGCTCCGCGTCGGCCACCATGCGGTCCATGTACTCGAGGAGGATCTCGAGCGGGCCGCTCACGGGGCATCCCCGCGCGGTAAGACCAGCACCGCCCACAAGGTCAGCGCCAAGGCGACGCCGGCCCAGGGGGAACCCTGCCAGATCCCGAAGGCGATCCCGGCGAGACTTTGCACCACCAGGTGGGCGAGCGTCCGGCCCATGCGGTCCTTCAGCCAGGGCGGCATCGGCACCGCTAGAAGCGGATCCCGGCCAGCACGTAGTGGGTGTTGAGGATCGTTTCGCTGCTCACCCCCAGGTCGGAGAAGTCCACCTTGAAGTGGGTGAAGCGGTACTCGGTGAAGACCCCCCACTTCGGCGCGACCTGCCAGGCCACGCCCGCCCGGGCATCCAACCCGATGTCGCGTTGCGTGTCGGAGAAGTGGACGGCGCCTTCCCCCGTGTCGATGTCCGTGGAGGCGTGACTGATGAAGAGCCCGGGCCCGACGCCGGCGTAGGGCTGGACCTTGCCCTTCGGGTTGAGCCGCACCATCACGAGCGCCGAGATCGGGACCACGGTGATGTCCACGCCGTTCGCGTCCGGCTGGAAGTAGGAGACGTCGAGCGCGAGGCCGAGGGCCGACGCGTTCTGGAACCAGTACCCCACGCGCCCGCCCACGGCGAGCCCGCTCTTGAAGTCCGCCCGCTCCGTCTCACTGGTGGGTCCGGGCGGCGGCGGGGGCGCGTACTCGTAGCCGTCCTGATCCTCCGGCACCGGCTCCGCCGCCGGCACGGTCGTGCTGGCGTTGTGGCTCCGGGTCCACGCCGCGCCGAGGTACAGGTCTCCGAACCATTCGGCCGCCGCCAGGGAGGGCGCGGCCATCCAGAGGCTCAATGCCAGGGCCACCAACCACTTGCTGCTTCGCATGGTCCTCTCTCCTTTTCGGGTGAGGGTTGCCGGTCGGGCGTCTACCCGACCGGGGTGCCGGCCTTCTCGGGGGCCGGCTCAGGGACGGGGGTGGGCTCTGCCGGGGCCGGGGGCTCCGGGAGCGGCGGGGCGTCGGGATCCTTGCCGTCGCCGTGGGCGGTCAGGTTCATTTTGTATTCCTCCTCGAGTGGGTTTCGCCCGCGCGGGCTCCAGCGAGCGCACCTTGCGGGCACCGTTCGTCGTGAACAGGGCCACCTGTCCGTTCTCTCTCAGCTGGTAGAGACAATTCAGGATCAGGCTGCGCACTCCGCGCCGATGCAGCCCCAGCAGGTTCTCGGGGCGGCGGCCAAGCAACGGAAAACCGAGACGGACCTTCTCCTGCTTCCTACGCTCCGCGGCCACGCAAACGCGCGCTCGCCAGATTGCACGCTCGGGGGGGATCATCGGTCCGACTAGTGCGATCACCGCCTCGACCGGATGGATTTTCCCGTCCCGGAGCGCATCCCGGAGGTAGCGGGTGAGCCCGGAGCGGTGATGGTACTTCACCGCTTGTGTTTCGTCGCTGTCCGCAACCAGCTGCGGAGCTTTTCGAGCAGCCGGTTGAGTTGGTCCCGCGTCGCCTCACAGCTTTTGATGGCTCCGCGGAGGTCCAGGACCGTCATCGCCTTCGGGTTGGCGGTGTCAACCAGGCCGATGAGCCGACGTCCCCGGGTCAGGCTCAGTTCCATCGTGCGGAGCGGAGAAGCCGGCCCCTTAGTCAGGCCCTTGGTGACTCGGGCGATCTCATCCTTGTACCGTTCCCGCCACTCCTTAATGACCCCGTCCGCCGCAGCGTCGTCCCGAGCCCTCCGAATTTCATCGCGCAGTTGATGCGTCTCGGCTGCGCCGAGCCGAGCCTCGTGCATCAGCTCGGCAAATGCCCGAGCGTGCTTATCCCGCTGGATCCCCGCGACATCCAGGATCTGACGTTCGGACAGGGCCTGGGCCACCTTCGAGCTGACGCCTGCCTGAGCAATTCGGATGATGGTTTTCTGGACGAGGATCTTGTCCTTGACTCGCCCTTCGGGGATCCCCATCTCCCGTGCGGAGTCCGTCGCTGTCTGCCCAAGTGCCACCAGGTGGACCGCATGCAGGAGGCGTTCCGCCGGGGTCGGTGGCAGACCCTCGATCGTGTTGATCCGGCGCTGCAGTTTCTCGATGACAATCTGGTCCGTCGTGTCCACCTCGTAGACGTCGGTCTTTTCGACCTCCTCCTCGGTGTAAACCTCCATGCGATGCAGCCCGTTGAGGCACTCGCGGAACCCCTTCGAGTAGACCAGCGGCGGGAATTCGGCGCCGGCCTTCTTGGCGAGCTTCAGCTCCTGGACGTGTTCCTTGCTCGTCTGCCCCATCCGGATGTTGTCCCGCGCCGATTTCGTAACCTTCAGCTGGGTCAGTGCAACGGCGGGATGGTACGTAAACGATACACCTTGATCAGTCAGCCACTTTTCCAGGATCGAACTACGCATCGTGCCCTCCTGCGTTGCCTGGCCGCGATTGCGCCAGGTGGTTGGTCAAGAGGAGAGTTCCCCCCGCTCGTAGGCTTTTACGAGCGAGAGGGCCATGCCGTCGCAGGTCGCCGGCGTCGGGGGGGTCTCCCCGCCGATGGCCCACTCCTCGACGATCTTCTGGATCAGTTCGGAGACCTTCAGCACGTCCATGGGACCCTGGAACGCCGACAGGACCACGGCAGTCAGCGCCTTCGCGTCGCCTTCGTCGGCGGGGCCCCAGGCCCTGCCTCCCGCCGGTTCCGGGAGCACTTCCCATCCGACCTTCGGGTTCCACCTGGCCTGCCCCCGGTGGATCAGCGCCTTCGCCTCGTCGGGTCTCATCGCACCTCCTGTTTATGCAAAGGTCTCCGCCGCGTCCCGGGCCGCCTCCGCCGGCCGCCCGAGCCGCCTGGCGTACTCCGCGAGCAGCAGCGCCTCGGCCGCCCCGTCGCTGTCCTTCTTGGCCCCCTCCGTCAGCCGCAGGCTCACGGAAGGGAAGAGGCGCTTCGCCGCCAGGATGGAGGCGCCCTTGCCCTTCTTGTAGGCCGCGTCCCGGAACATCTCCTTCTTCCACGTGCTCGGGTGGACGACCTGGTGCGGGATTTCTAGCGTCCAGAGCGCCATCGTCCAGGCGCCGTAGCCGTAGCCGAGGCTGAAACCCGAGACGGCGCCCTGGTCGGGGAAGGCGTGCTGGGCCTCGAGCGTGCAGAAGTAATCCACGGGATCCGCGGTGCCGACCGCCTCCTTGAGGAGGCGCCACATCGCCCCGAGGTCCAGGACTCGGTGGGAGCGCCGACCCTTCTTCACGACCACCGTCGGCGTGAGCCAGACGTCCACGGATCCCGGGCCCCTGAACCGATCCCCCACCAGGATCCGCGCCAGCGCCCCGCTGATCCCCGGGTCGATCCCGAGGTACATCACCGCTTCCCCTCCGCCTGGCCGAGTGGCAGGACCTCCTGGATCGCCCGGCCGAACGAGACGACGTCGAGGTGCCAGAGCCCGTGCCGCTCCACCACCCCGCGGAACTCCTCCAGGTCGTGCCCCTGGATGAACCACCGCGCCTCCCCGGCCTTGGTGTGCTTCACCGCGCAGTGCGACAGCTCGTGGTCCACGAGCGCGGTCCGCTGCTCGGGCGTCAGCTGCTCCCAGATCTCCTTCTCGAACACCAGGAGGAAGTCCGCCTTGCCGAAGTGCTTGAGGAGCCCGCTCGCCTTCAGGGCCTTGCCGGCGAGGGGCTTCGCGTGCCGGCGCATCGGCCGGTCCGTGAGGAGGTGCCGGATCTTCGCCTTCTCCAGGTGCTCATGGTGTTTGGGGATCAGCTTGCCCGCTATCTCCGCCGCCTCGGGGTGCTCCTTGTAGCCGCTCATGTGCGCTCCTCCCCCAGGGTCAGGATCGGCCGGTGGATCGTCCAGCCGAGGTCGCCCCGGGCATTGATCTCCCCCCATGCCTCCAGCCAGAGCGCCTGGAAGAAACCCCGGCGCCAGACGAGCTCGAGGCGGCCGATCCGACGCACATTCAGCACCCGGACCTGGACGATCCTAGCTATCCGGTTGCCGCCCACGCTCGGCATCCTCGTCCTCCGCCACGATCAGAACGTTGCCCTCGATCGCCTTGATGAGCTTCCGCACCGCCTCGACCATCCGTTCGCCGCCCTTCGAGAGCAGGTTCACCGCCTCGAGGAGCCGGTGGATGTCCGCGTGGATCGCCCACAGGACCTGCCGGTCCGTGGGCACGTCCTCCGGGTGGCCGGAGCGGATCTCTCGGAAGCATTCGCCGTCACCGTTCGCCACCGCCGCCCTCTCGATCCCGCTCCCGCCACGCCGCCGCGAGCCGCGTCGCGCTCCCCCGGCTCCGGTTGCCCCGGACCGCCGCCTGCCGGTGCCGTTTCGGCCACGGGAACGCGGCAGGCGACGGCCGGGTGGCCGGCATCGGGTGGATCCATTCGTCGCGCTTACCCACTACGCCCCCGCCGGCGGCGGCGGCTGCGTCGTCGGCTTCGCCCCGCTGCCCTTGCGCTTCGGCCGCTTCTTCGACTTGGCCACGTCGATCATCACCTCCCCTCGCGTCATCCCCCACCCTCGAGCAAGTCCGGGAACCGGGCGGCGATCGCCCGGGCCGCCACCACCAGGAGCCGGGCGCTGGTCTCGGCGAGCACGACCCGGCCGTCCGGGAGGTCCAGCCGGATCCCCACGGCCGGCCGGCCGCTGGTCATCCCGGCGGTCAGCACGGCCAGGCGCAGCGTGGTCCCTTCGCGCAGGTGGATCACGTCGTCCAGCCGGCCAGCGAGGTCCGGCCAGGCGCCGTCCCCGTCCAGCTCCAGATCAAGTCCGAGCATCGCCCCCTCCTTTCAGTCCGGCTTCAACATCAGCCACGGCCGGCCCTCCAGGGTCCCGTCGGCATTGCGGGACCTGGTGGGGAGCAGCATTGTGCGGTCGGTGGCCACGGACACCCGGGTCCAGGTGTGGCCCCCCAGGGGGTAGCCGGCCACGGAGGCGAGGATCACCGCCAGCCCCCACTCGGCCTCGGGCCCCTCGAGCCTCATCCCGAACCGACCGGGAACGGCAGCCCCAGGTCGAGGCCCTGGCACGCCTGGCAGAAGCCGCAGACGCACCACGGCCCCTTGCCGCAGGTGCAAGTACGAAGCGCCGGGCCGTGCCCGAAGTTGTGGACGTCGCTGCGCGGGACGACCGCCGGCGCCGGCGGTGCAGACGTTTGCACGGGTCCCCGGCCGAACAGCCCGAGGTCGCGGACTCGCTTGTAGTGCGGGCAGAACCCGGCGTCCTGGCAGCCGTGCGGGCAGTGCTCGAAGTGCGCGAGCAGCCCCCGGATCCGGACGTTCTCAGCCAAGTACCGCAGGACATCCTCCCGGAGCTCCGCGTTCTCCGCCTCGAGCCGCCGCATGTGGGCGAGGAAGGTCCGCCCGGGCTGGCCGCCGAGCGCCTCGCTGAACCGTTGCGCCGGCACCCGGAGCGACTCCTTCAGCCGCTCGGCCCATGCGTGCTCCCCGTGTTCTTTCCGCAGGACGTAGACGGCGTCCGCCACGGCGAGCACGAGGGCCGCCCCCGTCTCCCGCATTGCGGCGGCGCGCGCCTCCGTGTGGTTCTCCGGCGTGTCGGGGACTGGTTGCTCCGTCATGGCTGCCTCCCGCGGAACATCTCCCGGTCGGGACAGGTCGTGAAGTGGCTCTCGTGGATCTGGATCATCCGCTGGGAAAGGTGCGGCTCGTCCTTGCGCGGCCGCCGGCCCCGCGCGTGGAGGGCGACGCCGTCGCGGATCTCGAACCCGCGCACCGGGCCCGCGCGATCCTCGACGCAGAGGATCGGGTCGGGGTTCAGCGGCGCGCGGCCGCCGTGCTCCGTCTCCATCCACAGGATCTGCGCCCCGCAGGTGGGGCCGTTGCAGGGGACGGTGGTTCGGGTGGCCATCAGGGTTGCCTCTTGACGCGCTCGAGCGGCTCGAAGGCCGAGAACTCCTCCGGGCTTTTATCCCAATCCGTGCCGAGCACCTTCACCGTGCCCTCGCGGATCTCGACCGGCTCCCAGCGCCCGGTGTGCTTCCAGCGGGCCCAATAGAAGCCGTCGAGCGGGAAGGGAGCCATCAGAACGGGACTTCGGTCTGGTGCCCGCGCCGGCAGTCGGCTCGGGCGCACGGCCGCGCCGGCCCCAGCTCGCGGATCCCCTGGACCGCCAGCCAGAGGTCGTCGGCGTCGTGGTGGGTCCATACACAGCAGTACGGGTACGGCCGGTAGCGGGTCGTGACCCATCGGTTGAACTCGACTCGGTCGGGCATCAGCGCGTAGTCGCGCCCGATGATCACGAACTGCGCGTGCCAGCCGCAGTAGGCGCTGTCGCCCTCGTGGCGGCCGCGCCCGATCGCCCCGGGCAGGAGGCACGGCCCGTCCACGCCCCGCCAGGCGCAGGCCACGATGTACGGGTTCGCGGGGCCCGCCGGCGTCGGGATGGCCGGGAGCGCCGGCGGGGCCTTGGCTGCCGGCTCAGTCTTTCGGCGGGGCATGCGGCTTCGTCCTTCCGTCCTTCACCGCCCGCTCGAACCAGTTCCGGAGGAACGCCGGCGTCCCCCGCGGCGTCGGCGCCTTCGCAGGATTCGCGGCGCACCACGTGTCGGCCTTCTGGATCTCCTCGTCCCAGGCGAGCCAGTCGTAGGGGTCGAAGCGCGTGCTCATGGTGCGCCAGAACGTCTCGTGGCCCGCGGCGAGGGACCGGAAGTACTCGCTTCGGCGGAGGGTGTCGCGGAACCAGTCCGGCAGGCCGTTGCCGCTGGTGGCGCCCCCCCCCTCGGCACTCCCCCCCCTACCCACCACCACGGGGACAGGGGGATCCTGCCCCGGACCCGGAAGGGGACCGGGAAGGGGAGGGGAAGGGGAAGGGGGGCTGGTGGTCGCTGGTTTGCCGCTGGGGTGCTTGCTGGTTGGCTCGCTGGTCAGTGGCAGCATTGGCGCGAACTTGCCGCGCTCCCTTCGAGCCAGCGAAACACGGGCCCTTCCACCAGCGACTCCGCGGTTGCTGGTCCGTCGCTGGTCGGCCATGACCTCCTCCCGGGAGGGGTTGTAGTCCAAGTAGTCGTGGACCAGGTAGCCCCCCTCGGCGGGGTCCCACAGGCGAGCCTCCACCATGAACCGCCCCCAATCCGCCGACGGGTCGGCCCCGAGCTTCTCGAGGCCCGCCAGGAAGGTCGGAAGGATCTCAGCCGGGATGTGGCCGTCAGTGAGGTGGCGGGCTGCGTAGCAGAACGCGCGCACCTGCAGGACGAGCGCGATCGGGCCGGCCTTCACGATCTTCGGGTGGTCGGAGAACTGGTCGTCGATCCGGACCCAGGCCATGGCGTGCTCCTGGTGGGGCGGGGCGGGCGGGAACCGGGAAGCGGAGGATCGGAAGGAGGGGCGCGGCTCGGGGGAGAAAAGGCAGCGATCGTCCGGGGCGTGGTGCACCGTCGGCGACGTGGCATGCAAGGGACCGCCGATCGAGATAAGGGCATCGGGGCCGGCAGGGGTGCCCCGGTCAAGGTTCCCTGCGGTCGCCGCCCTGGCGGGTCGGTCTAGGCCCCGAGAGGGGATGATCGCGTGTCGGAGGATCCGGGGCGCGTCCCTTCTACCCTGCCGGCCGGTGGCGAGTCAAGCGGAAAAAGGGCGGCGCCCCCGGGGAGCCGGTGCCATGCCCTGGGCGGCGAAGCCACGAGGGGTGGTCCGCGCTGGCCTGGGGGGCCGCCGACCCTAGAGGCCGTAGCCGGGGGCGTCCCAGCCGAGCCGCTTGCTGATCGCCGGCGTGAACCCGCCGAGTGCGTGGAAGCGCTCGACGAGGCGGTCCATGATCGGCTTCTCCTCCGCCGTCACGCCGGCCGGGAGGAAACGGTACCAGCGGCAGAGCAGCTCGTGGTCGGCCGCCTCGACCTCCGCCATCGTGGGGAAGCGCATCATCGCCACCTCCTCGGTCCCTGGCCCCCTTCCACGCACGCCGGGCAGACCCGCATGTTCCGGGTGACACCGTTGCCGTCCCGGAGTGGGGAGTACGCCCGGTCCCCTGGCTTCAGCTCTCGGAAGCACTCCGCGGCGCAGGACGCCGGTTTCCGCAGCTTGCAGGGGAGCCACACGGTCCAGCTCTCGGTCTCCCGGAAGAACCCCCCGGGGCCGGCTTCGAACTTCATGGGGAGAACCGCTCGTTCAGCCGGCGGGCCTCGGGGCCGCAGTCCTCGCAGACGCCCTGGCCCCTCCCTAACTCCATCATGTGGGTGTCGCTGTTGCGCCACTCGTGGCCACCGAACGGATGGCCGCAGAGGTGGCAGGGCAGCCAGAAGAAACTGTTCCAGCGGGCGTAGAGGGCATTGATCCAGCGCGGCCGCCGCGGGAGCCAGGGCGGCGCCCACTTCCCGTCGCGCCGGCGGTACTGCCGGACCCAGGCGCGCCCGTTCCAGCTGGTCTGGCCGGAGAACCGCCAATCGGGCCAGAGCCAGGCGTAGAGCAGATCGCGCCGACGGGTGATCGTCGGTCCATCGGGCTCGTCGCTCATGGTTCCCTCCTCAGTGCCGGTACGCCGCGTCCTTGGGGAGCCCCGGGAAGTGGATGTGGGCCTCCTCCACGCTGAGCTTGTCGCCGTGGTCCGCCACCCACTCGGGGCTGCTCCCGATCCCGATGTAGGCGGCGTAGTCGTCGACCTCGCCGACGGTGAGGACGGCCATCAGATCGCACCGCATCAGCAAAGCGGGGAGGGTGTGGTGGCCGAACCCCCTCGCCTCGTCCATGGTCTCGATCCGATGGCCGGGCTGCGCCGGGTAGGACCGCTTGTTGATCCCGACGATCCTCATCGCTTCCGCCTCCTTCGCTTCGGTTCGATCCGGTTGGTCCGCCAGTTGTACGCCGGGTCCCGCCGGCAGCGCCGGACCCACCGCTGCCACTGCAGGTGCTTCCAGTCTGCCCGGTGCGACCCGACCTCGCGCTCGATCGCGCGGAGGCCCACGGCGAGGAGCGTCCGCCAGGAGCGGTAGAGGCGGCGCATCTTCGGGGACCGCCGGTCGCGGGCTTTCCGCAGGTAGATGTCCGCGCCCCAGGCGACGCAGACCAGGCCGATCCCCCACAGGAGCATCTCCGGGGGGACGTCGGCCGGCCGCCGGATCCGGTGGACCCGCCCCGTCGCGCCGCTCCATGGGACCCGCCAGGCGCGCTGGACCTGGAAGGCGAGGCGCCGGCCCGCCTTGCCGGCCAGCCGATCGAGCCGGGCGTAGGTCGCCCGGCCCATCGCGCCGTTCAGCCAGCGGGCGTGGGCCTGGAGGGTCCCGGGGGCGAGCGGCGTCGGGGCCCTCACGCCGGCGCCTCGTTCGGCGCCACGATGGCCAGCCCCTCCGGCGTGTTGTCCACGTCCGGGACCTTCAGCTCCTCCGGGTGCTCGGCCTGCCACCGCTCCACGCGTTCGATCAGGAGCCGGACCCCCTCGATTTGCCGGAGGTCGGCGTGCAGCTGGTGGAGGCGGGTCTGGTAGAAGTGCAGGGTCGGGACGAGGGCCCGGTCGCGCGCCAGGAACACGATCGCGTCCATGTGGCTCACGGTGTGCGCGGCGTGGTGCTCCGTGCAGAAGCCCGAGAAGGTGAACTTCCGGTCGATGCGTTCCATGGGGGTCTCCTTCAGGTCCCGTCCAATCGGAGGGACTTCGCCAGCTCGTCCAGCAGGCTCTCGACGAACGCCCTGGGCCGATCCAGCGGGGGCATCACCACGATCGAGTAGAGCGGGTGGCTCCGCGGGAGCCACTTCTCGATCTCTCGGAGGATCTGCAGCGGGCCGGTCGCCGGGTCCAGGACCTGGAGCGCGCGCCGCCAGTTGGCGATCCGGTGGGCCGCCTCGAGGAGGCTCGCCGGCGGCCAGCCCGGGATCACCGGAGGCTCCCCGCCTTCAGGGCAGGCACCTGGAGGCGGCCGCCCGTCTTGCCGTTCACGACGTACCCGTAGCGGTCGACGAAGGCCACCACGTCTCGCTCGAGGGCGACGTCGTCCAGGCAGTAGTCCACGAGCTTCGCCCATCGGCCCTGCTGGAACCACTTCGGGGCGTCCTCCCCGTAGCCGCTCTTGCCGCGGCCGAGGGTGCCCAGGGCCACGTAGTGGAGCCCCCAGCCCTGGTGGCGCTCGGTGAACTCCCGCTCGTCGAGCCCGAGGGCGCGCCAGATCCGGACCAGCATGTCGTCGGCGTGGAGGTTGAGGGTCGCCTGGACGTTGGTGGGGGACTGCTGCGCGCGAAGGCTCCACTCCTTCCGGGTCAGGCCCCAGATCACGGGGAAGTCGAACTTCCAAATGTTGAAGCCGCTCACCCGCTCGGCCCCGAGGAGGCGGTCCTGGAGGGCGAGGACGTCGTCGGGCCCGTAGAGCCGGAAGCGGTCCTCCCGGAACTCGTAGACGACCGCGCAGGCGACGCCGAGCTTGTCCGTCGCCTCCCACCGTTCGGGGAACTGCTCCGGGTTGTGCTGGATCTCGACGTCGACCACCACGTGGTCAATCATGCGGCCCCCTCCTCCCAGCGCTTCAGGGCGTCCATCGCAGTCAGCTCCGGGACGATCTGGTGCGACCACGGCCCCGTCGTGGCGTGGCCGAGTATGCGGATCCCGCACCACTTGACGAGGCAGCGCGGGAGCCGATAGGCGAGCCAGAGGTAGAACTTGTTCTTCATGCTCTCCTCCATCCGGTTGACGAGGTCGTGGATCGCTGGGTCCATCACTCCTCCCGGGCCAGGTGGCGGTTCAGGATGTCCTGGAGGCGCGTCGGCAGGTGCCGCTTCACGCGGTCGAGGAGCTTGAGGGTCTTGGGGAACTCGTACCAGTTGGACGCGGTCAGGTACGCCGTGGCCACGAGGAGCATCCGCTCGAGGCGGCGGCAACGGGGGCACGGCTGGACGGGCGGGTCAGGCATTGGGAAGGGGACCCAGGGCGCGCACGGCGGCCGCGCAGTCCCGGGCTCCGCGGTGGTACGGGGTATCGCCGTTGCTCGGGATCCCGATCGTGTCGCAGGCCGTCGCGGCCCGCCGGAAGGCCTCCGCGATCGCGTGCCTCCGCGTTGCCCGCATTATCTCCGCCATCGAGGCGGTCTTGAAATCGACCCCGCATGCGTGGCAGGCGAGCTGATCGTCCTCGGCTCGGGGGACGTGCCCGTGGTAGGCGTAGAGGAGGCGCCGCGTGAACTGGTCGAGCGTCTGCGGTTCCATGGTCACTCCCTCAATCGCTGAGGAATAGGGCCCGGGTCTCCCGGGTGGTCGGCCATCGCCCCTTCTCCCGCCGGAACGCCCGGCGGAACCGCATGTAGCCCATGAAGCAGAGCCGGCACGCCCAGGGGATCCCCGCCCGCATCCAGCGTGGGAACGCGGCGCGGGGCAGATCCCGCTGGCAGCAGGCGCAGCGGATCAGGCCGTGTCGCCGGCGCCGGGGCGACCAAACCCACAGCCGCCGCCCGTCCGCCGTCAGGCCCTCCATGTTAGTCCGACTTCGTGAACTTGCCGTAGCCCCGCGGGCGGGCGGCGCCCAGGCCCTGGGCCTCTGCCATCTCCCACAAGTCCGTCCAGATCTCCTGGGTCAGGATCTTCGTGTCCGGCCACCGGGCGGCGAACTCCAGCTCCCAGGGTAGGAGGTAGTCGTAGCGCCGCAGCACGGAGCGGCGCCCGGCCCGGTCCTGCACCGAGCTTCCCCACTCGAGCGTCCCGGTGGGGATGGTGGGCGTCGCGCCAGCGCTCCGGAGGATCAGCAGCGGGCCGCCGGGGGTGCCCTGGTAGGCCTGGAGGCCCCGAGTGAGGAGGTCCTTCAGCCCGCGGGTCTTGCGCGACAGGCCGAGCGTCGTCGCGCAGTCGATGAGCATGCTCTGGATCTGGTGCGCCCCCAGGCAGAGGAGACCCTCCGGGTTCCGGCGGAAGCCGCACGAGACCTTCTCCTCATCCATGAGCTCGTCGACCTCCTCCCCGACGGCCTCGGCCTGGGCCTCCGTGGCCGCGCCCGTCTCAGGCGGGGCGACTCCCATCGCGGCCAGGTTCTCGGCGACGATCCGCTCGGGATCACGGCCGAGTGCCTTGGCCTTCAGGCGGACAGCCTTCGAGCTCATCTGGCCGCGAATGAGATCTTCAGTCTTGGGCATGCCGCCGAGCAACTCTGTAAGGCCGACCAGGACGATCTTTTTCGTGATCCAGTTCATGGGATCCCTCCTTTTGGTTTGTCGCAGAGGCGTGGCACGGCGAGGACTGGTCTGTCGGGGTGGGGGATGGGCCGTCGCAAGGGCTTGGCTCGCGTTGACTCGGGTAGTCGCAAGGGGCAGGCATGGCACGGGACGGCGTGGCATCTCGCAGCGGCTCGGAGGGAATAGGGTGGAGCCGATGAGGGCCGTCGCAAAGGGAAGGCGTGACGTGGCTTGGCCCGGGTTGTCGCAGCGGGCAGGCGGGGCCGGGCTTGGCCGGTCGCGGCTCGGCTCGTCGCAAAGGGGCGGGTCGGCAGGGCGAGGTTCGTCGCAGCGGCTCGGGGAGACCCGCGGGGGGCGGAGGTGGCGGGGGCTGTCGCACCGGGATGGAGAGGAAGGGTCTGTCGCAGCGGCTCGGTCGGGCAGGCGCCGGGAGGGCTCGTCGCAGGGGTTCGGCCTGGGGCGGCACGGTAGGGGGCGGACTGTCGCAGTGGCGCGGGCTGGCGGGCTGCGGTGTGTCGGCAGAGGTTCGGCTCGGGTCGGGTCGGAAGGGCCAGTCGCAGCGGCTCGGCCGGGCGCGGCAGGGTCCGGGCGGCCAGGGCTCGTCGCAAAGGGTGGGGTCGGTTCGGGGTGGACAGTCGCAGCGGGTTCGGTGAGAGGCGGGGAGGACGGTCGCAATGGGAGGGCCCGGGTCGGCAAGGTGCGGGTTGTCGCAAGGGCGAGGGGAGGTGGGGGCGGGCTCGGTTCGTCGCAAGGGAGCGGTGAGGATCGGCGCGGATAGACCTGTCGCAGCGGCGGGGGTAGGCGTGACAGGGCAGGGGCCGTCGCAAGGGGGTAGAGGGGCTGGCATGTCATGCGCTCCGGTCCGGGAAGAGTTCGTCGGCCGCTCGGACCTGGCCGGGCGCCGGGTACCCGAGAAGGCCCAGGGTCGACAGCTCGCCGATCACCTTGGCGTAGGCCCCCCCGCCGTGCTCGTAGTGGGCCAGGCGGGCCAGCTCGTCCCGGGGGACCTGGTCCGGCCAAGCCTTGACCAGGGGGTCCAGGATCCGGAGGTGGCGGGGCTTGAGCTTGGCCCGCCAGATGGCCATGACCCACTCGTGGGTGGGGGCCCCGGCGAGCTCCAGGGCCCCCACGGCCGCCTGGCCCCGGTCGGTCAGGTTCATGGTGGCCACCGCCGGGTACCGGATCCAGCCGCCCGTGTTGAGCTCCCCCACCACCTTGGCGAAGGCCCCGCCCCCGGCCGAGTACCCGGTGGCCAGGGCGATCGCGCCCCTGCCGGGCGCCTGGCGGCCCATGGAGGCAAACATGGCCAGGGCCCGGAGGATCTTCATGTGGCGCTCCCCCAGGCCCTCCGGGGGGGGCTCAGGGGCCCTGGGCGGCCCTCCGGGGGCGACGTGGCCCCCGGTCGGGGGGACAGGCCGGGGCGTCGCGGCCGCCGGCCCGGGGGCCGCCTTCAGGGCCCTGGGCGCTGGGGTGACCTGGGGGGTCTCGTAGACGGCCGCCCCGTCCAGCGCCTGGGCGGCCTTCTGCGCCGCGACCAAGGCCCGGGTGATCGCCCCGGCCATCCGCTCGGCCTCGGTCTTGATCGCCCGGAGGGCCGCGTCCCGCTCTCGGATCAGGCCTAGGAGCGCTTCGATCGAGTCCGCGTGGCTCCGGTGCTCGGCCCGGAGCTTGCGCTCGAGGGCGACGTGGGCCTCCCCCGCCCGGTGCAGGCCGTGGACGACCTGGCCCCCCTGCCGCGCCTTGGCCAGCTCGGCCTCGAGGGTGGCCACCCGCCGGCGCAGCTCCCGGGGATCCTCCGCCCGGGCCCGGTCGATCGTGGCGGCCATCCGGTCCCGGTACTTCCCGAGGTTGAGCTTCGCCGCCCGGCCGGGGGGCCGCCGGCGCTCCCCGGGCTTGGGGGTGGCCGAGGAGTCGAAGGTCTCCCGGGCCCGGATCTCCGCGAGGCCCTCGAACTCGAGCCAGCCGGGGGAGACCACCAGGGCGGTCCCGCGGGGCAGCGCCCGCAGCTCCTCGAGGATCCCGCGGATCCGGTCCTTCGGGACGTGCTCCCCCAGCCAGTCCAGGATCGCGTCCACCGACCGGGGCCCGAGGGTCCGGAAGGCCACCATGCACTCGGCGAGTTCGGCCACCGACTTGTTGATGCGGGCGCTCCGCTGGGTGATCAGCATGGAGCCGATCCCGACGCCCCGGCCCTCCTCGACCACCTGCTCGACCGCCCCGACGCAGCGGGCGATGTCGACGGCGCCGTGCGGGATCGCCTGGGGGACGTAACGGCCGGCCTCGTCCAGGACCTGGAGGATCGGTTCCCGGCGTTCCCCCTGGCGCTCGTAGAGCCGGACGTAGTAGTCCGCCACGAACCGCACCTTGTTGCCGGCGGACCAGCTCTTGCCGGTCGGCCCGCAGGAGATGTCGACCACCACGCTCACGTCCTCGTCGGCCACCAGGTCGGCCACCACGGCGCCGGCGGTCGGCTCGAGGGGGATCTCCCCGTGCCGGCCGCCCAGCTGGAGGATCGGGAGACCGGGGGTGCTCCGATCGCGGCCGTAGCGCAGTCCGAACCAGTGCCCGACCGGGTCCAGGACGGAGAAGCGGAGGCCGGCCTTGTGGAGCTCCTCGCAGACGACGCCGCCGAGGTTCGTCTTGCCCATCCCCTTCATGCCGTAGACCACGAGGGTCCCGGTCACGGTGTCCAGGGGGAGGGTGAACTTCGGGCCGATGCGGAGCTTGGCCATCGCTAAGGCCGGAGCGAGTTGAGGACCTGGTTGTGGCCGATCCCCTCCTCCGCGACCAGGGCCTCGAAGGTCACGAGGCCGTAAGGGAGGGGTTCCTTCCGGCGGTAGTGCTCCAGGTTCTCGGCCACCATGCCGAAGGCCCGGATCAGGGCTCGGGCGACGGCGGCCTGGACGAAGGCGGCGCGGGCGGCCTCGGTGTCCATCACTTCTTCCCCTTCTTGGCGGCCGGCTTGGGCTTGGCCGGCTCGCGCTGGAGGGCGGCCAGGTCGACCCGGTACCGCTTCGCCAGCGCCAGGACGTCCTTCTTCCGGTCGTCGTAGCCGCCGACGTCCAGCACCCGGACGAGGCTGAGTTCGACGAGGATCCGGCCGAGCTCGGCCGGCGCCATCTCGCCGAGCTTCTTCTGGGCGATCTGCAGGTGATCCTGGGACCCCGCCGGGCGGCCCTTCTCCGGGATCCAGCCGTGCCGCCGCATCACGCGGACGCGGTTTTCATGCCAGACCTCCTGCATGTAGGCGGGCGCCACGCGCGAGAGCTCAGCCAGCCCGAGCGTCGGCGGGACCTTGGCCAGGACCGCGTCCAGCAGCCGGCCCCGGTACGCGAGCTCCGCCCG